CTCGCTGCAACACAGCGAGCCGTGAGAATGTGACCCCATGAAAGATTTAGTTTATGCTTTCGAGCAATTAGTAACTCGAAACTCCGAGCGCGATAAGCGCATGCGCGAGGTTGCCTTGGTAAGAGCAGGCAACGCTGAGCAGGTATTCCCTGGCTTATTTCCTCAAGGTAATTGGTCACGTCCAATCGTTGCTAACCTTATTGACGTCGTTGCTCGGGATGTTGCTGAGCAAGTCGGTGTTCTTCCTACCATTACTGCTGCTGGAGATTCATCTCTTGATGATTCCCAGCGTACCAAAGCTGACAAGCGTACAAAGATTTGCAACTATTACGTAGCAGCATCTCGACTTGGTACGGAACTTCTGCGTGGCGCAGACCAACTATCTACATACGGTTTTGTTGTTCTACGAGTTGAACCTAACTTTAAAGACAAAAGACCACACATCCATGTTGAAAACTCCATGGGTGCTTATTATGACCAAGATCGATTCGGCACAATCAACACTTATGCTCGTGTATACAAGCGTAAAGCAGGAGATGTTGCAGCTCAGTTCCCTGAGCATGCAGATGCTATCTTGGCAAAGAACTCTTTTACACGTTCTGGTGACGAGAACTCGCTTATTAGCGTAGTTCGCTGGATGGACAAGAAGCAAACAATCATGTTTATTCTTGACCGAGGAGGTTTAGTTCTTGCACAAACACCAAACAAACTCGGTGAAGTACCAGTTGCGGTTGCTCAGCGTCCTTCGCTCGACGGCGAAACACGTGGGCAGTTCGATGACGTTCTACCAGTATATGCAGCGAAAGCTCGTCTTGCTCTTCTTACTATGCAAGCTGTGCAAAAATCTGTTGAAGCTCCTCTTGCTTTGCCTACTGACGTTACTTCTCTCTCCGTTGGTCCTGACGCTGTTATTCGTTCGAACTCTCCAGAGAAGATCCGCCGAGTAAATCTCGACGTACCACAGTATGCGTTTGCAGAGAACAATGTTCTTGCAGATGAAATGAAACTTGGAACACGTTTTCCTCAAGCACGTGCTGGGCAAAGCGAAGGTTCCGTCGTAACTGGTCAGGGTGTGAAAGCACTCATGGCTGGTTATGATTCTCAAATCAAAATCTACCAATCAATTCTAGGTGAAGCGATTGGACAAGCCATTTCGTTTGCTCTTGCAATCGATGAAATTTACTTCCCTGAACTTCAACGAGAAGTATCTGCTACAGCAAACGGCGTACCTTACAAGTTAAAGTACAAGCCATCTGTAGATGTTAAGGGTAACTACGGTGTAACCGTAGAGTACGGATTAATGGCAGGTCTAGATCCAAACCGTGCATTGGTTTGGGGTCTACAAGCACGCGGAGATAAGTTAATCTCACGCGGAATGCTACGTCGCAATCTTCCTATCTCCATTAATGCTGGAGAAGAAGAACGCGCTATCGATATCGAAGAGCTTCGCGATTCAATGAAGTCATCTATCTCTGGTCTTGCTCAGGCAATCCCACAGATGGTGATGCAGGGTCAAGATCCTATGAAGATCGTTAGCGCAATGGCTAGCGTAATCGACTCACGTAAATCAGGCATACCGCTTGAAGACGCAGTCGCCAAGGCTTTTAAGCCAGAAGCACCAAAGCCTGAGCCAACGGCTCCAGGCATGCCACCAGAAGCCCCAGAAGAGGCTATGGCAGCAGAACAGGGCATGGGTGGACCTATGCCAGAGATGCCACAAGGTCGACCAGCTATGCAAGAACTGCTAGCAGGTCTAACAGGTGGCGGAAATCCAAATCTATCGGCGAGAGTAACTCGCTCAATTCCAGCATAACAAGGAGAAACAAATGATCGGAAAGCAAGGCGGACACGTAAAGGCTCCAACATCAACTGCAATCATGGGCAAGAAGCCATCAGGCGCTGTCAAGGGTGGCGGAATGGTAAAGCAGGGTGTCACACCAAAGCCTATCGCAGGCAACAAGAACAAGCTTAAGTAATTAACTATGGCTGCCAAGAAGAAAGCTGCTGCAAAAAAGGTAGCACCTAAACTTGGACCTAAAACTTTAATGCCTGTAAGACCAGGAGATAAGCCTGGGGTTCGACAGAATATGCCTAACAAGTCTACTGACAAGCCTGGCGTTAAAGTTAACATGGCTAAGAAGGCTAAAAAAGTTAAGGTTGAAGGACCAAGTTATTTCACCCCAAATGACATGTATAAACTTCCAATGACTCCTGCTCAAATGAGAGCATTCGGTAAGTTAAATATGAGTCCTAAGACAAGTCAAACAATGTTTACTGTTCCTAAAGGAACTACAGGAATGTCACAAAAAGAGATTGACCGCATACAAGCGCAAAGAAGTTTAGACCGTAAGCGCACGTTATCACGTGCTTCAAATATCATTCGTCGTCCTAAATAATTTAAGTAAAGGATAAATCATGGCAGCAAAACCAACAAAGCCAAGAAAGTTTAAGCAGGCACGTAAGGACGCTAAGTCTGCTGCCAAGAAAGCCTTCTCTGGTAAGACGCAAGCTCGACTAAAAGATCCAATGTCAAAGCTGGAACTAGTCGATAAAGAAGCATTAAAGGAAGTCGGTAAGGAAGCCAAGGGCAACTACATCACTGACGACCGTGGTAACAAGATTCAGACAAAGCCAACAGAGACAGCCAAAGAACGTATTGCTCGCGAAAAGAAAGCAGCAATGGAAAAGTTTCGCGCTCGTGTAGCAGCTGAAGATGGTACATCAGAAAAGCCTGCAAAGAAAAAGCCTATTGTTAAGAAGTCAACTGATGCAAAGCCTTCAGTTAAGAAGCCGTCAACAACATCATCAGCTTCTGCACCCAAGTCTCTTAAGACTCCAGAAGGTAAGGCTCG